CGTTTTGCACATTGGATTCTGGATGTTTTCGGTGATTCCTAAGTAGCCTCATTCTCCTTCCCACGGGGCGGCGGGCTGATTCTCTCCCGGCTCGCCGCCCTTCCTTGTCTCCCGATTGTTCGATGTCTAACAGTACATATATTGACAATCGCATATCGTTTGTGATATACTGTGTTGCATAGGGCATATCAATGTACGGGTACTGGGAACTGTCGGAGTTTTGGGTAAGTCAAGACGTGGCCGACCTTTCGAGCACGAATAGCCTGTCTGATGAGCGGCCTCATGTAGACGGGTTGGATGATTCGCGTTTCGCATGGCCCGAGCCGGGCAGTGAGCTCGTGGCGTTCATCAACTCGGTGTGGAGGGATACGTTTGAGTAAGCCGGTGTTCCCCGAGTTTGAGTTCCTTCCACAACATGACTTTGGCAAGGACGACTACTACCTGAAGCTGTCGAATGGGATGGACGCGGATACGATTGCGTATTGCAAGGCGCTGGCGAAGGCGGGTGGTGATACCAAGGGCGCGGTTAAGATCCTCAAACCCACGGCGCAGAGAAGCACGATAGCGAACGTAGCGCCGGACTTCAAAAAGAAGTACGCGGGTACGCAGGCGGCGCGGCAACTCATTTCATATCTCGGGATGCTGATGACCAGTTACGACGATCATCAGCCGGTGACACTGGATGAAATCGTGCGGCAGACGGAGCGGGACTTCCGTAACCCGAGCACGGACGCGAAGACCCGGATGCAGCTGAGCGAGAAGATCATGAAGTGGCGGGGTCTGGATTGCGACACGGTAGACAAGACCACGGATCTGGAGGACAGCGAGATCCTTGCCACGATGGAATCGTTACGCAAGAAGCGGGGAGTGACGGCGGGAAGCAATTGAGCGGGACCAGCCCATATTACGCCTTTAACCGGGCGGACATCGCACAGCACATCCCGGAATGGGCTACGCGGGTTCTGGATGTGGGTTGTGCCAGTGGGGCGTTTGGCGGTCTCCTGAAATCGTTGGGGGTCTCTGAGGTAATCGGCATCGAGGTGGAACCGGACGTGTGCGCTGCGGCGCAGGACGTTCTTGACTGTGCAATATGCGGGGACATCGAGACGATGTACCTGCCATTTGAGGGCGGCTACTTCGATTGCATCGTGTTCGGTGACGTGCTGGAACATTTGAAGAACCCCGGCGAAGTGTTGAAACGGGTTGCGCCGTTCCTCGGGCCGGATGGCGAAGTGCTCGCGAGCATCCCCAATGTGCGGTTCTATGACGTGATTCGCGCCTTGGGTGAGGGCCGTTGGGAGTACCAAGACGCGGGGATTCTTGACCGGACGCATCTCCGGTTCTTTACGGCAGTGGAGATGCAGAAGCTGTTCGCGGACGCGGGGTATGAGGTGGTGACGCTGTTGCCGTTGTCTCAGGCGGTCGGGATTCCCCGGAACCCTGACGGCACGGTGACGATGGGCAAGGTAACGATTGGGCCTATAGACGAGGCGGAATACCAGGACTTGTTGACGTACCAATACCTGATAGGCGGGCGCAAATCGCTGTGAGTGTGATCGTCGATAAATACCTGTCGCTCACGCCAGCGGAACGCAAAGAGTTTCATCGGCTCCATCCGCGCAAGGCGGGGAAAGTGGAGTTTGAGGCGGTTCGCATGGCGGCGCGTGCGGACTTCTGGTATTTCCTAGACAAGATTCTACGCATCCCTGTGTTGTATGGCCCGCTACATCGTCCGCTGGCCCGGTGGATGGGGTCATGGAGCAAGCCCGCAAAGCTGTGTCTGCTTCCTCGTGGGCATCTCAAGAGTTCGATATGCAACGCGGCGTTTACCGCGTGGGAAGTGTGCCGGAATCCTGAGATACGGATTCTGATTGTGTCACATAAGGCGGATGATGCGATCAAGTTTGTGGGGTGGGCGCGGTCGTATCTGGATTCACCTGGGGTTCGGAAGTATTTCCCCGAGATCACGCCGAAGATGAACAAGTCGGGGCGTCCTCAGAAGTGGTCGGGCAAGGGGCTGTTGCTACACCGGAACGGGCACTACAAAGAAGACACGGTTGAATACAGTTCGCACGATGCGCAGGTAACGGGTCGTCATTACGACCTGGTTATCTTTGATGACCTCGTGACGAAAGATAGCGTTGCCAGTCCCGAACTGATGGCAAAGACTCGGGAATATCATCAGCACTGTCAAGCCCTGTTGGAACCGGGTGCGCGGGAAATGATGATTGGGACCCGGTATGACTTCTCGGATTTGTACGGGACGATCATCGAGACGCCCGAACTGGCTGGCGAATATGACATCGTGGTGAAGTCGTGTTACGACGCGGCGGGCAAGCCTATTCTCCCGACCCGGTTCACGGAACTGGAGGACGATCTGCCGTGTCCTGAGAACCCGGCCAATGCGCGTAAGTCGTTGCCCGCTGTCAAGCGCAAGATGGGAACATGGGTGTATGCCTGCCAGTACGAAAATAATCCCGTACCCACGGACCTGCAAATCTTCAAACCGGAGTGGATACAGATCATCGACCGGGTTCCCGAAGGTCACATGCGGTACTTCCGTGTATGCGACCTGAGTTCCGAAAAGGAAACGAAGACCTCGTGGACTGCGATAGTGACGGGGGCTGTGGATTCGGACAGCAATGTCTATATCACGGACATCTTCTGGGGCAACTTCACGGGGCAGAAGATCATCGAGGAACTTATCCGGGGCCAGCAGGTTGACGCGGATAAGCGTCCTGTCCGGGTGGGGATGGAACCGGGTCCGTATGAGCGTAGCCTGAAACCGTTCATGCGCCAGGAGATGATGAAGCAGAAGACCTATATTCCGTGGGCATGGTTGAAGGGTGAGCAGAGCGAGACGAACAAAGATGAACGCATTCGGGGGCTTCAGCCGTGGTTTGAGAACGGGATGATCTACTTCCTTCGCAACTGCCGGAACAGGGACAAGGCGGAAGAAGAACTAATCCGGTTCCCGCGATTCAAGCGCAAAGACATCATCGATGCGCTTGCGCAGATAGAACACATCATGTTTCCGGGGAAGAAGCCGGAGACGAAATCCGCCACGCCGAAATACGAAGACTGGTTGGACCCGGCATTGATCCAGGGTGATCAAACATGGATAGGCCAGGACCGCGTAATGGACGAATCGACAGCCATTCGCGTTTCTGCGATAGCGTACAACTGATGAAACTTCCCACCAATGTAGGTAAAGACGAACTCCGGGTATGGGAATCGCGCATCATGCGGGCATATAAGGCGCGTGAGAAACACGAGTTGCGCTGGCAGAGGCTGAGGGAGTTCTACCGGGGGAACTATTACGGTTCGGTGAAGTATGAGGACCGGATCGCTATCAACTGGATGCTGGTGAACATCCGTCAGATGATGGCGTCTTTGTACTTCCAGAACCCCACGATGTTCTTTAAGGGGAACACGCCGTTGGGTGAAGCGGTAGCCCCGGTGATGGAGCAGGTGCTGGTACGCGAACGTCAGATAATGGGGGCGCAGGACCAGGAGCGCGAAATGCTGTGGAACGCGCTCATGTATGGCACGGGGATACTGAAGCACGGGTACAACGCGGAATACGACATGGACGAGCCGTATGCGGATGACCGTGCGTTGCCGGGGTATCAGGGGAGCAGCGATATACGGTCGGGCACGGATGAAGATTTGAACCTTCCCCAAGCCCCGGTGGTGGAACACAACACGGCTATCCGGTACGGGCATCCGTGGAAGAAGTGTATCAGTCCGTTTGATTTTTTGTCAGACCCGGAGGCGCGTACACCGGATGAAGCGCGGTGGTTTGCGCATGTAATCAACCGTCCGTTTGTGGACGTGATTCGGGATAGCCGGTACGACAAGGAAGCGCGTGCCCAGGTAGAACCGACGGGGCACAGCGAGCACGGCAACGATCCATCGGCTACTACATCGAGTTGGCGGGAAGATGAAGTGTCCCGCGATTCGTCGATGGTGACGCTGTATGAGATTTTCGACAAGGTAACGCAGACGGTCATTGTGTGGAAGTGGGGGCTTGACCGCCCGTTGCTTGTAAAACCGTATCCGTTCTTTGGTCAGGAAGGTCCGTATGTGTTTCTCCAGTTCCTTCCTGACGATGATGACTTTTGGGGTCTGAGCTACGCGGATTCGTTTAGTGACCAGATCCAGGTACTGAATAAGATGCGCACGCAGATGATGGATCATCTGCAACGGTGGGGGGCCACACGGGGGGCGTTCCGCACGGGATCCGTGAACCCGGATGATGTGCGGAAGTTCGTTACGAATACGAACAGCTTTGTTGAGGTGATGGGCGCGGACCGTATCAGTGACGCCCTCGAAATCTTCCCGCATGTGCCGATAGCGGGTGATGCGTGGAAGCTGACGGAACTGTTTCAGCGCGACCTTGACGAGGTGTCAGGTATATCGGAGTTGGCGCAAGGGTCTGGTCATGGGGTCCAGACCGCGACCGAAGCGAGCTACATTCAGCAACAGAGCGGGTTGCGCGTGGGAGATATGCGGTTCCTTCTGGAACGGGCATTGGTCAAGAGTACGCGCAAAGATGTGTCGATGTTGCGCCAGTTTTGGGGACCGGAACGGGTGGTCCCGCTGGTTGGGGATGACGGGCGCGTCTGGCAGATGGTGTCTCTGTCTCAAGACCTGGTTGCCGCCGATTACGAGGTAACGATTGAGCCGGGGTCAACCGAGCGCGTGGATAAGAGCGTTCGCGTCCGGCAGACGATTGACGCGATGGCTCAGTTGATTCCGTTGATGCCATACCTTCAGCAGATGGGGTTCACGTTGAACGTGCCTGAACTGGTACGGACCTATCTTCGCAATACGGAAGTGTTCAGGAACCCGGAACGGATCATTGTGCAGTTGCCGCCGATGGCTCCTCAGCCGATGCAGCTGGAAGGGCCGCAGGGGAATGACGCTGCGGCAACGCCGCAGGAAGCGCAGGCGCAGCTTCCGGCCAGTACGCCGGTGAACAACATGAACCAGATGCCGTGGGAAACGGACCCGGCTCAGATGGGACAGATGTTTAGTCGGCGTATTTTTGAGGGAGGCCCGAGGTAATGCCTCACTACAGTTTTGAATGTGACGATTGCGAACAGGAGTACATCGAATACTACAAGGCGAGCGAGGTGCCCAAGACCAGCGTATGCCCGAAGTGTGAAGGGACTACGGTGCGGACGTTCAAGCCGATGCAGATTAGCATCTTTCATGAGTATGTAACGCCGCACATCACGGGGGAGCCGATGTTGATTCGCAGTCGGAACCACGAGAAAGACGTGTGCCAAGCGAATGGGGTGATGCGGGTCACGGCGGATGAATTTAACACGCCCCGTAAACGTCAGCCGGTGAAGCTGGGGTCGTTCAAGGAAGATTACGAGCGCACGCGGCATGAAATGGGGGTCGTATGATGAGTCTGGCAACCAATAAAGCGAGCGAAATCAGGGCGCAAATAGCGGTGCTCCAATCGAAGCTGGACATGCTTGAGGCGCAAGACGGGAAGGTACTGAAGTTTGTGGACAGTCTCAAGGCGGATGGGGCATTGCCCGATCTGCCCTCGATTGAGACTATCGCAAAGATCGTTGATAGGTGGGTGAAATTTACAGGCTGAACTGTGATGACGCCGTGAGGCAATCGCAGCAATCGGCAAGGAGCAAGCATGGACGAGTTGAAGCAGGCCGCGCTAGGCGGTCAGAACGTTGAACCCGAATCGGACGTATTCTCGGACGCGGTAGCGCCCGGCAACGAATACGGAAACAGCGCGGGCGATTCGTTCGTTGAGGACAAGGGCGTAACGGGCGGTATCGGTATGCCGAAGGAGACGGGCGGGTCTCCGTTGGAAACGCCAGTGGATAACCCCGATCTGGAATCGATGCGGCGTTCGATGCAGGCGGACTACACCCGGAAGACCCAGGAGCTTGCCGACCAGCGGCGGGAACTGGAACGCCAGATGGCTTATGTTTCTCAGCTGCAATATATGCAGACGATGGGACAACAGCCGACTAACGCACAAGTACAGGAAATGAAAGGAATCCTCGACAGGCTTCCTCCGACTACCCGTGCATTGATGGAACCCGAAGCCCAACAGATCCTTGAGATCATGGAGACGGTGATCCGCGATGAGGTAGAAAGCCGGATGAAGTCTGCGATCAACGGTGACGAAATCGGCGCGTTGAAACGCAACATCGAGGAGTTGAAGAACCAGCAGTGGTTGAACGCGAAACAGGCTGAGGCGAATGCGATCACAGCGAAATACGGTAATGACAAGATTCAACCGTACCTGACGCAAATCGCGGGGGTGCTTCAGCAGAATCGCAATTTGACGGTGGAACAGGCGTTGATGCATGTGGCCCCGCATGTGATCCAGCAGTATTGGATGGAACAGGGCGTGCGCCACGCGCATACGCAGAAACAGCGACAACAGCAAGCCGCGTTAGAGGCGATGCGGTCTGGGCCTAGCGCGAACCCATTGACGGGGTTCCGCGAGGGTGAATCCATGTGGGATTCGGCTCAGGCCGTGATGGGCGCTTCAGCGGCGAATTTGGAGCAATAGGAGTATCTAAACCATGGCGGCAACATCGCAAAGCCTTGTCAATGATGTTGTATTGTCCAGTACCCTTCAGCGGCGCTCGCAGGGCTATGAGAACCAGATTAGCCAGCAGATCCCGTTGTTTTACTGGCTCAAGCGAAAGGGCCAGTACAAGCCGGTCAATGGCGGTACGCGGATTGAATGGGCGGTGGAGTATGGGCTGGACGATTCGGAAGAATCCTACAGCGGGTACGATGAGTTCACGCTTCCCGAGCAGGACAATGTAACGATTGCCTATGCGAACTGGAAGCAGGCGTACAAGTCGATTGTGATCAGCGGTCGTGACCGGATGATTAACACGGGCCAGAAGATTTTCGATCTGCTTGAGCAGAAAGAGAAGAATGCGATTGAGAGTCTGCAACAGCAGATGAACGAGCGGTTCTATTCGGATGGCACGGGCAACGACAGCAAACGGGTAACTGGTCTTGGCGCGATCATCGCGGAAACGCCCACGAGCGGCACTCTGTTCGGGATCAATCGGGCGAATGAGGCGTGGTGGCGGAATCAGGGAAAGGATACTAACGCCGCGTATTGGGACAAGACCAATGACCTTCCGACGATGCGGAATGACATGGTGGAACTGTGGTTGAAGTGCGGTCGTCTTGCGGCTGGTGGGAAGAAGGATCGGTATCCCGACCTGATTCTTGGCAGCGAAAACTACTATATGTATTACGACCGTACCTGTTCGAAGATTGGTCAGCGGTTCGTGAACACCAATGCGGCGGATGCCGGGTTTACCAATCTGAAGTTCATGGGTGCGACGTTGATTCATGATTACGACTGTCCGCAGGACGCGGGGGGCGCGGAAAAAGCGTTCTTCATCAACAGCCGTTTCATGCAGTTGAAGTACCACCCGCAGCGGAACTTCAAGGTCACCGCGTTGCAGTCCCCCGAAAACCAGGATGCTTTCGTTGCCAAGGTGCTTTGGATGGGTGAACTCATCTGCACCAACTGCGCCAAGCAGGGGCTTCACGAAGGCGTCAAACTGTCGTAAGGAGGACAGTCATGAACTGGAAACTGTTGCATGGTATTGGTTCCGACGATGGCCCGGAAAAGTGCTATCTGACCGGGTACAACGGAACGGGCGCGGCTGTGGCCGCTGGTACTCCCGTATGTTGGGATTCGAGCACTGCGGATGGCCGCACTTTCGTTGCGCCCGCCACGGCCAACTTCAAGCTGGTTGCGGGTGTTGCTGAAGAAGCGGTCGGCACAGCCGAATACACCTCGAAGATCGTTGCGTATGGTCCCGTGAATGCGGTGACGTATGGCACAGCTACGAACTTCATTCCTGGGGTCTCCCTGATTCTGGTGAATGCGAAGACGCATCTTTCCTACGGTACGGACGGTCAGCTTGCGGGTCAGTTGCCGGTGTTTGTGGCTCTTGCTACGAACGCGACGGCTACGCCGAGCCTTACCAAGGTTTTCGTGCGGGCGATCTAGTCTCCCTCCCGTAAGGGGGGCAGGGATTTTCTCCCCTCCGGTCCCTGCCCCCCGCTTCCCTACATGGAGGGGTAGGAGGGCATTTGAAGATGTTTGGACGGTGTAAGGGATGTGGCCTGTTGCGTTGGATCACGCCGACGTATATGACGCGGTACGGGATCGAGTGTCCGCGATGCGGGTCTCAGCTAGTGCAACATGCGCGGGTGAGATTCTTTGAGCGGTTCAAGCTGTTGTACTGGTACTTGTGGGAGCACGCACAGACGGAACATTCGCGGTGGTGGTTGAACCCGGTGGATGTGGCGCGGGGTGTGTATCACGGCTTGAGGGTACGGTAATGCACGATAAGTTAAAACATTTGCATATCGGCGTACCCAATTACCGTGGTTGGATTGAGTCTCCGCATCATGTGTCCATGATCACTCTGTTTCATTACCTTGGTAAGAAGGGTGTAGACGTAAGTTTCATCTGCCCGATTAACACGGTGCTTTCGACGGCGCGTCAGTGTTGCGTGAACGCGGCGTGTGAAGACCCGGCGTGCGAATACATCCTGTTTATTGATGATGACATGGTGTTTACGCCGGAGCACGTTGACGCGCTGTTGACAGAGACAGTAGAGAATGATCTGGACTTCTGTTCGGCGTTGGCGTTCTCGAACTCGATTCCCACGAAACCGTGTGTGTTCGGTCTTAATCCGGATCTGGTAGAAGGCGGGGACACGCCCTGGTGGTACATCACGACGAACTACCCGAAACAGCAGCGGTTTGAAGTGTTGGCGTCGGGGTTTGGGATGGCGTGTATCAGCACGCGGATGCTTAAGAAGATGCGCGAGGGCATACCGAACTATCAACATTTCGCATACAACCATGCGTTGTGTCCGAATGAGGACGTGTCGTTTTGCCTGAATGCGCGGAAGCGGGGATTCAAGCTGTATTGCGACAGCCGGGTAAGCATCGGGCACATCAGCAAAGACCGCCCGATTATCTGTGAAGACGTCTACGAATCTCAGGGGAACGCGATTGAATACAACCTAAGCATGGAACGGATGGGTTTTACGGGGGAGGGCGTGAAACTTGAGCGTGTGTAAGCGACGCCCTCTGGTAGACATTGTAATCCTCGGCTGCAACCGTTCTGACATTTCGTTGCATTGTCTAAAACACCTGATAGCGAGTGAGCCGGGGGTTCGGTATCGGGTGATCTTTGTAGACAACGGGAGTACGGACACCACCCCGCGCATGTGCCGGTGGTTTCGTGCGCACACCCGCCGATATGTGCCTTGGGCGAAATACAAGGGTATTGACTTTGTATCCGTTCGGAACGAGCGGAACCTTGGGTTCAGCGGCGGTAACAATACAGGGGCGGCGCACGGCACTGCCCCATTTATTTTGTTCATGAACAACGATGCGTTTCCGCAGGGTGCGGGGTGGTTGCGTAAGCTGGTGCGGTCGCTGGCCCGCGACCGGACGTTGGGTGCGGTAGGCCCTACGGCAGACAACGTGTTAGGCGTGCAGGCTGCCCGGTGGAACGACGATTGGAAGCGGAAGCATCGCAGCAAGTTTTTGAGCGGTGTGTGTGTGCTGGTGCGCCGGAAGTTGTTTGATGCGCTTGGCGGGTGGGACGAACGGTTCTTTAACGGAGATGAAGACCTTGACCTGAGCATACGGATACGCCAGAAGGGGTATAGCTTGGGTGTGGTGCGTGACGTGTTTGTAGAGCATTTGTGCTCACAGACCTTGCAACATATAGCGGCGGCGAATGGCAAGAGTATTAATGACTGGTTTGCCCATACCCGTTCGCAGTTGGTTGAGAAACATGGTGCGGCGTGGCACAACGACCTATTTGAATGGGAGTCGTTGAGGCTGTCGCCTAGTTATTGGAACAAAGTAGGAGTGTTACCCGATGGGCGCTATTTCCAACTCCCCGGCAGAGTCAAAGACCAAATTGAAGCCTTGGGCAAATTACGACCCAAATCCCGAACCTCGACCGGAGGACAGTGCGAAACCGTGGGCGAATTACATACCTGCTACGGAATCGTTGCCGGAGAAGGGGACTGCTACGTTGCCCTTGCCGGAACCGCCGGAGAAGCCCGTAGCGAAGGTGATTCCGCCTAAACCAGTGGGGAAGTAGCATGACGCGGTTATGCCTAGTCTCGATAGTGGCGGGGGTGCTGACCTGGGTAGGCGCGGCTCCGAGTGAACTGACGGTTCGCGTAGGAGATGAATTTGGCGTTCGGGCCTCGGTTGAACCCGAAGTAACGCAGATAGGGGAAGATGGGGCGGTGATTGCATCGGCAACACCGTCTCCCCCGTATGTGTTTGAGTACAAGTATGTAAAAGACATGATTGCGTATACGCGGGCGGGCGAAGGGGTGATCGCGGAATATAGCGACATCCCCGATTCTCCGTATGGCAAGGTGCGGGTAGAGACCACGAACCCGGAATGTTTCGTGTACTTCCGCGCCTTGAAGATGACGGGGCCGGTGAAACTTCCCACGCAAGCGGCAACGGCGAACGGTGTATCCCTCGATGTGGTGAACGATAGCACGCTGGTTGTGAATCCGCGCAAGGCTACGTTGCGCATCTCGATTGAAGCAATTCAGTTGGACTAGGGGTTGATTCATGACGTTTTCTGAGATGAAGCAGCGGATATACGACATCCTTGGCCTTACGGGAGAAAGCACGCTTGTTGCCCGGTTAGTTAACGAGGCAAAAGATGAGCTCGTTACAGCCGGTAAGTGGTGGTGGTTGGAGACCACGACTTCGCACCTATTCACGGCAGACACGCGGACCTATACGCTTGGTACGGACGTATCGGGTGTAATCGGGATGTTTACGAGCACGGGTGACCCCGTGGAATTTGTAAACAGGGTGACGTATGAGAACTTGTACCGGGAGAGTTCGAGTACCGCCGCGAATCCGGAAGTATACACAGTAGAGGGTGGTGGTTCGGTGGGCCAGCCGGTTGTGAATGTGTGGCCAACGCCGGGTGAGAACAGCACGGGCAAGGTGCGGTATTTGAAGCGGATTGCGGACATGGCGTTGGACACGGAAAGCCCGTCACAGATCCCGGCCGAGTTCCATCACGCGATAGTGAAGGGTGCGATAGCGAAGTTTCGGGAATGGGAGGATGACCCTCGTGCGGATTCGGCGCGGGCTGACTTTGAGCAGACGTTAGCGAAACTTAGGGGGTTGCCCGAGAGCGACACCGTGGATGAGCAGACATGAACTATCCCGACACAGTGAAAACAAACGCTGAAAAGCTCGCGTTCTGCTACGCGGCGCAGGAGCGGCTGAGGCAAGCCCACAACGTCGTGGGCGCGTGGTATCGCGAGGGCATTGTGGACAGCAAGGCGCTGGCGACGCTGCCAACGGCATGGCAGAAGTCGCTCAGCACTGCGTCGAAAGACGGTGTGTTATCTGAAACTGCGTGGAAAGAGTTTAAGGCAAACGCATACGACGTTGCCGAGAAAGACGTTATCGGCGAGTTGGGCGCGATGAAAGAGGCCGTCATGAAGGACGCCGCTCTCGTAGCGTCCGTTGACTTGGACAAAACGCTGAGCACGGCAACGGCTGAAAAGTAATGGCCCTCGAAAACTACACTACATACAGCGAATACGACGCGAGCGGGCTAGTCACCGTTGGCGCGAACACGCTTGCTGTGGCAGGCAACAACAAGATAGCTTTCAGCGTTCACAAGGTATTTGCAGCGGGCCATTTCAGCGGTGACTTTGAACATGTTGTTGCTGTTGCGCTGAATGACGACAGCAGTGTAAATTACGCATGGTGCCCATTTTGGGGATTGTCGAATGAAACAGCCGAATCCGCGCACTCCTTCAAACAAATTAAAGAGGCGTCTGGTGACTGCCTCTATATTGCGCAATACGAGGCCTCGGGCGTCGTCTGGATTCGACTTTTTGAAATATCCACAGGGACAGAGTACATGGACGGCTACAACAGCGCGTCCTACGATACCTGGTACTACTGTGAAATTGAGCGCGACGAATCCACCGGCACCTATGGCACATTACTGTGCCGTATCTATAGCGACGAATCCCGCACATCGTTAGTCGATACGCTCAGCGTCACGCTGCACGAGAAAGAGGACTTCAGCACCGTCTACGCGGTGTCGTCCTTCTACAACAACAGCGGCCGCGCTTATTCGCAGGAAATCAAAAATCTCGACTTGCAGGAGTCGGGGACGATAAAAAGCTACTCGGTAGCTGCCGGCGATGACGATGGCCATCTTTATAACGGATCACTGCGCACGTCAGGTGAAATACTGCAAATCGGCGTGGAAAATGAAGATGATACTTATGCAAATTGGCATTCTATGTTTTTCCGCTTCACTGGGGTGGCTATCCCCGCAGGCGCAACTATTGAGGCGGCAAGTGTCACTCTTGTCAGTGCGGGCGGGCGGTACGACTATGCTGCCGGAAAGACTGGTTATCTTAAAGGACGCAAGGTTGCCAACTGTCCAGCAATGTCCGAAGCAGCTTACAAGGATACAGTGACTTATCCGTACACGACAGCGAACGTGGCGTGGTATCCGACTTCTACGAATTGGGTTGCTGGTACAAGTTATACGTCCCCTGAGCTTAAGACGGTTGTACAGGAGATTGTTGACCTTGCGGGATGGACGAGCGGGAACGCCATTCAAATCGAGTGGCATTATTCAGGGCCGGAGAAAATTGAGGTCTATAACGGGAATTATCGGAAGGTGTACGCTTACGATCACGCGACCTATAACCCGCCGATTCTGAATGTCGAGTACACGGGGGGCGTTGCGGGAGGGAATCCGTGGTGGTATTACCGTAGAAAGAGGATGGCAATATGAGGGTGCTGAAACAGAGCACACAGACAGACGTGCTTATTGGCCCGTTGATTGACGACGGTGACTTCAAGGCTGTTGAAGAATCCGTAGCCTACAACGCGACAGGGATAGACGTTGATGTAATCAAGGGCGTGACGAAAGCTGACGTATCGCTTGCCAATTCAGCGGGGGACGGGTACTGGCGGCATGTGGCGAATGGTTATTACGCGGTGACGTTGAGCACGACCGATACAGGCACGCTTGGGCCGTTGCGGGTGGCGTTCGAGGCAACGGGTGTATTGCCTTGTTGGGAAGATTTTCTTGTTGTACCCGCGAATGTGTATGACGCGATGGTTGCAGGTACGGATTATTTGAAATCGGATGCGGTGGAAATCAGTTCTTCCACCACGGCGGCGAATGCAGTGGAGTCAAATATCGGGTATCTGGATGCGTCGATAGCAGGGCTGAATGACCTGTCTGCGGCTGATGTAAATACTCAGGTAGACGCGGCTCTTGCAGACTATGACGGCCCAACAAAAGCAGAGATGGATGCTGCGTTTGCTGCGTTGAATGACCTGTCTGCGGCTGATGTCAATGCGGAGGTAGACACGGCTCTTGCGGATTACGATAGCCCAACAAAAGCGGAGTTGGATGCCGCGCTTGCGGCATTGGATCTTGGCGGCTCCAGTCTGACCGTGGGCGATATTGCAGATGCGGTTTGGGATGAAGCGCAGTCGGGGCATACGACAGCGGGGACGTTTGGTTCCTATCTTGATGCGAAGGTCTCCACTATTGCGGGCACGACGGGTAGTGGCGCGGATGAATGCACCATCACCATTGCGGAAGACGGTGTGGGCGTACCCGGCGCTACAGTATGGATCACAACCGACGCCGCTGGTAACACGGTGGTCGCGGAAGGTAAGCGGACAAACGATTCTGGTCAGGTGACCTTGTTCCTGGACGATGGCAGTGCCTATTACCTTTGGGCACAATGTCCGGCTGGTTTCAAGGATATTCACGGTCAACCCTTTACGGCGGTAGCAGACTAATGGGTAACACATTCTCAACCACGTCGATTAGTGTGGGGCAGGGAACCGCAGTCCATGACCTGTATAAGCAGGTCGCGGATTGGCTTCCGAAGAATGCTCCGGTGCGGGGGTTTATCCACACGGTCAACCGTATCGTGGATGAGATCCGCACGCGGGGTTTCTGGACGTTCTGGCTAACGGAAGCACGGTTCTCTACCACGGCTCCGTACACGACCGGGACGGTTGCGGTAACGAACGCCAGTACAACGGTGACGGGTACGGATACGGTGTGGACCTCGGCAATGGCCGGTCGGCGGATTCGCATCAGCGGCGGGGAAGAATATCTGATTAACTCTGTGGACACCGGGGCGCAGACGTTGGCCCTGAGCATTGCCTATAAGGGGACCACGGATACCGCCGCGACCTATACGATATATGAACCGAATTACACGCTGGCATCGGATTGTGAAAAGGTTATGCGGTTGTGGGATCTGACCGACGAGGAAGAACTGCTTTGCGTGGATGCGGGGTTTGTGCATCAGCGGCGTGCGTTGACTACGTTCCGTGGGTGGACACAGTTTGTGACCAATCTTGGGCGTGACTTCTCGTATGTGCCGAAAATTGTGATTGAACCGTACCCGGATGAATCGCACCAAATCAGCTATCTCTATTACCGGGTCCCCTCGAAAGTAACCTCGATAGACGATAACGTTGATGTGCCTTCCCACCTTGACCCGACGCTTGTGCAGGGGATTTACGCGGCGATACAGCGGCAGAACAAGGCGTCTGACTGGCAGTCGGAATACCTGTCGTTTAAGGAAATGCTTGATGCGGCGTGGATGCGGGACCAGCCCATTATGGGACAGATATTTCGTGTGGGCCGTCAGGACCTGGCGGACATGGGCATCATCTCGGAAGAAACGTATGTAACGTCTGACAGGATAGTGGAACTGAGCTAATGAGTCTTGCAGCGCAACCGTTAGTGAAAGGATTTGCCGGGGAAGACCGCTTGCACGCGGATGACGTGCTTTCGGACAACGTGTCTCCCGATGCGCAGAACTGCGATTACCAGCGGTACACAATCAAGAAGCGCAAGGGCTTTTCGCGGATGCACGGGACCTCGATTAAAGAGGGTGGTCAGCACATCTCGAACTCTAACACGAATGCCTGCATCGTGATTCCGCATATTACCGCATATGATTGGGGTCGGGGGTTTACGGTTAGCATGGGCATCCGGTTCACGTCGTTACCGGCTGTGGATTGCCCCCTGATAGGCAACATGGATTATGGAACCGCAACGGGATGGGAGTTGCGGTATAGCCCGACGTTCAGGCAAATATACTTCCGGTTCTACGATACGACCAGTACATTGCGGGATGTGTGGGCAATTGTGTCTATTGAGGCTGGCAAGAAATACATTATCAGCGGACAGATTTTTTCTGCTGGGGTTCCCCGTTGCGGGGTGGATTATACCATATCATCGAATGGCACGGGTTATACATTAGACCCGAGCAGCAGGGACATTTACATTGGCGCGGCAATGGGGGCCACGCCAGGGAACCAGACGATTGACTTTATAGTAGATGAAGTGCGGTTTTGGACGGATAATTTCGACTGGACCGCCACGAAAGACCGATTGTTTTGGGAACTGAACCAAACGGATCTCATGGACACGGATTTGGTGGGATATTGGCGTCTAAATGAATCCCGCGAATCGGTGTATGACGATCTGTCGATTAACCGGAACCATGCGTATGCGTATGTAGCTGGCCCTAGCCCCACCACGGGCATGGTCCCGTTACAGGAAGACTACGGTACCAGTATCCGATTCGACGGGGCGGACGATTATGCCAGTGCGGCATACAATAGCAATTTCTCCACAATACTGAATACGGGCAAGACCTGGACCATCGAAGGATGGTTACGGTTGGACAACCCGAACCACGGTGCTGTGGCTACGGTGGTGCATATCGGGGATGGCATGGTCGGGGCATCGGCTGTGGGGTATCCGTTCCGCATCTACATCGCGGGTGCAGACCATAGCCTCTACTATTCCTACAGCACGGCAACCACAGACACAGACGTTGCGGTTGACAGCGGATACGACGTGACGCCGGGTAGTCCGGTGCATGTTGCATTGGTTCGAGACGGGACCACTATTCGGTTATACATTAACGGTGAACATTACCACACCACGACCGGGGTTGCGGATGAAGCGGGACCGTCTACCTCCGTTACCAGCGACAACGGCATGTACTTCGGCGCGGAATACAACGATACGGGGTATGTGTCTGGCAAGTACGCGCCGGTGACGTTGGACGAGTGGCGATTGTGGGACGTTGCCCGTAGTGGGGCACAGATCCAGGCATGGCGCGACAGGATTCTAAGTGATACCAAGAATGTGAACCTGAAAGGGTATTGGCGGTTTGACGGGTATGATTTCACGAACGATGAAGTGCAGGGCGGTGCGGATATTACGCTGAAAGCGGACAGTACGCGGCCCTATCCGAGCGAAGGGGTGGTGTATCCGCAGTATCCCCCTCGCCTGTTGATGACGGCTCCCCTGGCGCGGCATTTGAAATATGATGAGGTGAAGACGGGTAAGACGCCGTGGGATCGTGAAATTGTTGTCTGTACCAAGAGCGGAATATTCAGCATTCAGGGGGATGAAGCGACGTTCCTGAAACGTCTGGATGCGGTAGGGGAATCGGCGTTATTCAGTTGGGTGCAATTGGAAGACCGGCTTGTCTTTTGCAACGGTCTGGATGTCAATTACAAGTATGACGGTGCAGAGAAGCCTCAGAGCGTGACCATTGATACGCCGTCAACTTCGCCGTCTGCTGCGGAAGGGGATGCGGGTAACCCCAACGGCACATACAAGTACAGGGTATCGTTTCGGAACAGCCGTGACGGTACAGAATCGCTTGCGTGTGATGAAGTGTCGGTCACGGTGTCCAGTAAGAAAATCAACTTGACATCCATCCCGGTGAGTGCGAATGCGCAGGTGAACCAGCGGCGCATATACAGGACAGTCGCGGGCGGGTCTACGTTCCGCTATCTCGCGGATGTTAACGACAACACTACCACGTCGTATGAAGACAATGTTGCTGACACCTCGATGAACACGAATGAAGTGTTGAACGAGGACCGTGGACACGTTGACCCGCATCGGTTTGTAGAGGTGTATGCAAGCCGGTTGTGGTTTGGCAATTCGAGTTCGTATCCGAGCGGGCTTAGGTATTCGGAAGCGAGCGCGTACACGGACTTCCCGGCGATAAACCTGATCTTGGTAGACCGTGGGGGCGGTGACGAGATTACCGGGTTGAAGTCTGCATATGGCGGGCTGTTGATTTTCAAGGAGCATTCGATCCATTTCCTGACGGGTACGGGCGCGACCACGTTTGATTTGAGGAAGGTGGTAGATGGGTTTGGTTGCGTGAGCGGGCACACGATTAGCAGCGGGCCGGGGGGTATTTACTACCTGAGCCATGACGGGGTGTATCTGTTGGGTCCGAGCATGGACACACAGTTAGTAAGCCGTCATCAGCGTCCGTTGTTTGAGAACTTGGTAAAACAGCGTCAGATATACGCGACGGGTATCTATGACCATAGAGCCGGTCGGTATATCCTGAGTTTTGAGGGGGCCGACTAATGGCGGTGACGTGGGGTATACATTTACCGCTTACCGATGGGCTTGGGAACAACCTGGCAAATGTTGGTACGTATGGCCCATCGGGGAACGCCTATCATTTCGGTTGTAATTGGGTAGTAGACGGCACGCGGGGACTGTGCCTTGAGTTTGACGGTCTGACATCGTATGCGGTAACGCATAGAGTTATCCCCGGCATGGACACTTACACCATTGCCGGGTGGATAAAGATCGCTTCGTTTCCTGAATCTGAATCTACAGTGGCTTGTTTTGCAGCAAAGCTTGTTCTGTCTGTAGTGAATGACGGGTCTCTGAAATGCACCTACTACACTGACACTTACACCATTCAGACGGTTCTATCTGCGGAAAGTTTGATTGCTACAGACACATGGCATCACGTTGCTTTGGTCCGGGACGCTTTATCGGCAACGCTCTACATAGACGGCTCCGTTGTGGGCACTGGCGCATTGGCGCAATCCAACTATGCTTATCATCCTGTTTCTATAGTGTTGGGTTCGAATGGCAAGAATACGTATCCCCTCAACGGCTACATGCAGAACTTCCGGTATTCGCCGGATGTGGCCGAAGCGGCGGATATTGCCGCGCTGTATACCGCAGAGTCTACCACCATCATCCCGCAGACCGCTCTCCAGTCGATTCCCCCCGACCGTAACAACCTGACCCTTGTATTCGACGAAAGCACCGGCGCGTGGTCGAAATACGACGTCGGGTTTGACTTCCTGTCGGGTTACCGGAACAGCCAATACGAATATGCCATTCTCGGGGCGCGGCAAGGGTATGTCCATGAAATAGACGTGGGAGACAACGACGGGGCTTCTGTCAATGAAGGATATGCCACGCTCATCGGGGATGTGGATTCGGGCGGGACAGATAACATTGTAGACAATAGCGCGGCGTTTCAGACGCTTGGAGATGGTCTAGCTGGGTGTCGGGTATTCGCACGGGCCGATGATGAATCCGATTGGCAGGAACGCACCATCATCGGCAATTATGCGACGAAACTCTATGTCGACCGTCCGTTTGTGCCTTCCGTAAATGGCGGATCGTATGTCATTGCCCCGATAGACTTCTATTGGGAATCGCGGTGGATGGACTTGGGCGATCCCGCTGTGCGCAAGCGCATCTATTACCTGCAAGCATGGTTGCAGGAGACAGATACAACCGAAGACATTACCGTTAAGTACAAGACGGAATACGACGAGGATTGGAACGATACCACCCTGAGCACGGATGACGAGTTTGCCAAGATTCTAACCCCGACACGCGGGCGCAAGGTGAAGCTACGCTTTGAACACATCATGCCGAATGAGCCGGTAGAGATTGAATCGTTCCAGTTCATTCACGCGCCCAAGAGGTTCAACTGATGAAGGGTGTAGCGTGGAGACCAGGGCGACCTGACCTTATCCTGCGGGATGTGGTGAACATGCTCCCCGCGTTTGTGGAACTGGCAGGACCGATAGCGGCGAATGAGGAACAGACAATACAACACGGGATGGGACGCAAGCCCATAGGCGCAACCGTCGTGCGGAGCGACGAAGCGTTGAGCGCGGGTGAGGCGATGGGGGTTCAGTTTTCTACAGAACCTACAGACATTAACCTATACCTGAAATTCAGTGTGGCGGTGTCGGACGGCAACACCATCACGCTGGCGGTATGGTAGGAGCAGATATGGGCGTTGATTTCGCAGAAATTCTGGCGGGCGTGACGGGTCTTGGCAATGTAGCCGGTCAAGGCATGAACATTCTTCAGACGATAGAGAATTGGAACCGCTATAATGAGCGGTCCGCCGACCCGTTGTTTGCGCAGTTGCGGAACCAGTTTATCGGGCAGTATAACGATTCCCCCTATGGCCCGTATGGTGACCCGTCTGATTCATTTGGCGGGCTATTCGGTCGGGACACGGCGGGGAATCCGGTCCAGTACGGGGACTGGGCGGCGCGTCAGTACATGGGTATGATGCAGAACAACCCGGCGACCGCGGCGATGAATGTGCTGAATCAGGGTGCGCAGATGCAGTCCCCTGGAATGATGAGCCTGTCGGACTTGCTCAGCGGCAATCCTGGCGCGGCTCAGTCTGCACAGACGGCGTATGTGTCTCCCACGACGGCGTTACCGCAGAATCTCTTGAACCCGTTGCCTGATAGACAGGTGGTGCGGGCACCGTCACAGCCCAATCCTCAACTGAACATGGCGGAACCCCGCGACGCAACGGGGATATGGGATACGCTGAGACGATTCATAGGTGGTAGTGCAGTGGACGGCGGGCAGACCTCGACACCAGCAACGCCAGCTGCGCCGTCGGCCCCTGCTCCTGCACGGCCCACGTGGCCCCCGGCGTGGCCCCCGGCAACGCCAGCTGCGCCGTCGGCCCCTGCTCCTGCACGGCCCACGTGGCCCCCGGCGTGGCCCCCGGCAACTCCGGCTGCGCCGTCTACCCCTGCTCCTGCAGGGCCCACGTGGCGCCCGACAACTGGAATACCCACGGCGCGGACAAAAGAAGCCAGTCCGTTTTCGGAGATTTTGGGTAGCTATGCAACGGGGACATCGTATGTGCCTAAGACTGGGACGTATGAACTGCACCAAGGGGAGGCGGTAGTACCGAAGGCGCAGAACCCGGTAGCGCAGACACAGCCGCAAGGGACAAGGATGTCTCAGTTCGAGATGGGTACGCCTAACCAGCCGTACCAGCAGCCGAGACCCTTGGGCGCGGCTACGGCCTCGAATGCGAATTTGCCGCAGTTGAAAAGCGCACGGTCGCAATCTCAGGGCGGATTGTCAATGGAAGAACTCATGGCGCGGCGCGACAGCGCAAGCAGTCCAGATTTTAAGGCGATTTGGCAGCGAGCGATAGATGATCCGGAATATAGGGCGTCGCTAGATGCGCCCAGATACGCAATGGGCGCGTCGAACGCACAACCCCCGCAATACCCATCCCCACAAACCACACAGCAACCCGCTGTGCAGAAAGCGCAGAACCCGGCGGCGCAGGTGGCAACCCCTGACCTGAACACTGCGCGTATGCAGAACATGGGTGCGTTGATGGCCCCTCAGAACTTGGCATATCTTCAGGGGGCCAATGCGAACCTGAATCACATCATGCGCAACCCCGAATCGATGGGGGCGGGTGTACAGGCTCAGATATTCAACGCGGCGGCGGATTCGCGTGACAGGATGCTTGCGGACCAGCAGAGGCAGATTAAGGAAGGTCTCGCGGGTACGGGCATGAGCAACAGCGGTCTGCAACAGAGTCTATTAAATCAGGCGCGTTCTTCGCGCAATACCGACCTGACAGATGCGATGCGCCAGATTTACACGCAAGCAGCTACGCAGAATTTTCAGGACCGTTTGAACGTCGCGGGTTTGGGTCAGAATCAGCAGGGGCTACAACTGAACGCGGCGAACAGCGCATACCAGCAGCAGCAGGGTCTTGCAAATACCGCGTTGCAGCAGCAGGCGTTACAGAATGAGATATTCCAGTCTGACCGTAACTACAATTCACAGCTTGCAAGCATGCTTGCGAGTTTAGGCCAACAGGGCATGACAAACCAGATTGGTTTGATTGGCGAGCTTGGCGGTCTGATTGGTCAGGGGTTGGGGTATCAGAACAGCGCATTGAGTCAGATACTTCAGCAAGCGTATCAGAGTTACGCTGGCCCGGACTACGCGCCATTTGGGTATGCGCCGAATGAATTTGCATCTTCGCTAATGCAGCAGAGTGGCGGTGGGGGTGGCAGCAATGCAGACCTTTGGGGTGCGCTTGCGGGCAGTGCGGGGCAGTTCCTTGGAGCAGGAGAAAAACCGTGGATATTTGGAAGCTAATCGGACCTCAAGCCCTCAACATGGGGCCGCAGCAATCTCCCTTGTATCAGATTCTGAAACGGTTGCAGGAAGATGATACGTATCGTCAGAAGATGCTAAGCAAACTTGGCAGTGTGGGTGGTGGTTATGTTGCCGGTCCAATCGGTTCTGCGGCAGGTGGTTTCCTTGGCGGGGAGATAGGCAAAAAAATATGAGCGACACAGCACTAGCAATCGCGGCGGGTCTGTTGAGCGGTCTGAATCGCGGCATGGAACAGCGGCGTCAGCGCAAGCGCGAAGAAAAACAGGACGAACGGGCTGATAAGGCATTACAGATACAGCGGGACTATTACCTTCTTGCTAAGGAGCGCAGTGACCGTGAGATTGCCGCATTAGACCGCGAGATAGCCGCCGCAAAGAAGTACGGGTACGGCTCCGTTGAAGAACTCGAAACCGAACGTAAGTTCCTGATGGCTGAGAATGAGCGCATCCGTCAGGATGCGATGCTCTTTGAGAAGGAGCACCGCGACGAGCTTCTGGCCCTCGAAAAGACCGAACGTCAGACCCGCATTGCGGCGTCTCAGGAGTCTATCCTGAGCAGCAGGGAATCCCGTGCAAACGCTTCAGAGGAACGCCAGTACCGTCGTCGCGTGATGAAGCAGAGTGAGTCTGCACAGGATTTTGATACCATTGCCAAGCAGCTTTCCGACATACTTAGGACGCATCCTGTATCGGCGGAAGTAGAGGGACAGATCCGTGATGCGCTTGCGTCGGGTGACCCGGCTCAGGCTCAGGCGGCGTTGCAGGGTTTCACTCGCAAGGCTCCGGGTGACTTGTTCTCCCCGCTTCAGGCATCCCATATGGCAAGTGAGAAGGAACGGCGCGAGGGAGTGGAGTCTGGCCAGCGCCAGTCAGCTATACAGCACCTTGGCACGATGGAACGCATGTTCTCTAGTGCGGTTGATGATGCCGTAGCAAACCAAGCTGATCCCGAAGATATAGAGGATTTAAGGCAGCAGTTGACGGTCATTCGTGCCGCATTGGCAGACCCGCAACTGAGTGATCCGATGGCGCAAAGAATATTGGATAACATTGAGGCACGCAACAAGACGAGTGAAGTTCCGGGTGTAGAGCAAGAGACAAAAACACCGGGGTCATTTTTCATGAGACCGCTTGACGAGCAGATTAGGAAAACTGCTTTAGACATGCGCAATGCTCCCGGTCTTGCTAGCGGGTTGGGTTATGCCGCAAAACAGGGTATAGCCGTTAGCCCGATTCCACTGAGTTTGAAGAGCGGGCAAAAGACCTACGACTTTCTGAATGATAAATACAAGGACTTCATGGGTGATCCGACTGGGTATCCTCGAATGTCCATTGATAGATTTGAACGTACTGTATTGCCTGACAACATCAAAGGTGGGATGGATTCTGTTAGAAGCAAGTATTTAGGAATCAATCCAGTTCAACAGCCCCAGGGTGGATTAGGCCCGGTTGCGGGCGCGGCAAATGCGGCGGCGTTAGCGAGGCCCCCGATGCCTCGACCTGCGGCTCCACCCCCTGCATGGGGCGGGCCGTTAGCTAATCCGGGTATGGATCAGAATCCTGAGTTGCGTCGTATTCTGGAGATTCTTGGGGGCTATCAAATTCCTGGAGCACTGTACTAATGGACCTCTCCCAAGCATTTCTGGCCGCTAATCGTGCGGGACAGGGATTGCAGACTGAAGAAGAAAAGAGCAGTCTCTTTTGGAGAACGCTAGACCTTCTAAATCGTCCGAATGCAGCGATCATGGGTGGGATTACATCCACGATACAAGGGCGCGGGCCATTTCACGGTGCTGCGGAAGGTCTGGAATACGGTAATTACAGCGGCAAAGATGTATTAGGCGCGGCGGGCATGGACCCTGACCGGCTCCATACCAAGGCCCTCGGCTTGGCTATGGACATCTTGAACCCCGCAGACCCGCTCAACTACATAGGCGTTGGGGCAGTAACCAAGGCTGGCAAGGCCGCTAAACTTGCCACAAAGCTGGACGATATTGCGGACGTTGGGAACGTCGCCAGCAAGGCGGTCCGGTACGCAGACGATTGGGGCGAAGCTACTCGACTTGGGCAACGTGGTCTGCTCACGTTCATGGGACACCGTATCCCCGTGCCGGGGGATGTGACAGCGATGCGTGGTCTGCAAAAGACCGGGCAGGCGATTAAACATAGTAACTTCGGGCAAGCGGTGAACCGTCTGTTTGGGTCGCGTGCCACACGGGAAGCGATGGACCCCGGCGCATGGCACGCGGGCGCGGGCAAGATGGCGAAGCAGTACACCAAGGAAGAAAAGTTCCTAATCAATCTGTTCAATACCAAGATCCGGTCCGAGATGCAGGTACTTAATAATCTGTCCCGTTCGCAGCGGGCTACGCTGTTAGACATTGCGGAACGAAGGAATAACGGCGTGCTAGGTGCCGCCGAAGCCCTTGCAGAAGTACAACAGAAGAAGCTCGTACCGGCGTGGGATGCGTTGAAAAGTATCCGCACCAAAGAAGTGCAGTTTACTGCTGGTCTGCAAGGTACGGGCATGGCCGCGTGGGATGATGCGGCTACCGAAATTGGGCACATGCCGCGCCAGATCATCGGGTCGAAACCCGATATGCTGCACCTGACCGAAGACCTGTCTTGGAAACCGGCGTCTGATATTGAAGACAGCGTACTTAATCGGGCATTGAACCAGGGCAGCACGCAACAGCGGTCGTATGGCGTCAATGAACTTCTGAGAGGTACGAAACGTGACGCGCTACAGCCGGGACAGGTCGCGTTTGATACCGTGCGGAAGCTCAACCGGGGCGCGGATGACCTCGTGGGTATCCCCAGTCCGTACAAGTATAGCGAGGACATTGTCAAGGTTATCAACAACCGTATTGCTCAGAATGTCACGAACATCAATACGGACAACTTTATTGAATACCTGAAAAAAGCCGGGGTGGCGGTGGATTGGGACGATGCGAAACATCTCCCTCAGATTGATGAAGCTACGAAACTACCCGGCAAAGCCTTGTATAAGAAAATTAACCAGGGCCGATTTGCCGAAGCCCCGGTAGCGTTGCCCGTGGAATACGAAGATGCTTTCCGCCGGTACATACAGGAGATCGTCAACCCCGAGAACAATTACATGGTCCTCGGGGGGTTCCTGAAGGAACTGCAATCGTGGTGGAAGGGGCTTGCGCTGTTCTCTGCCCCGTCCGCATACCTGACCCGTAACGCTTCCAGTGCGTTCGTTAAGAACTATCTAGAAGGATTGACCCCGTTCAATCCCCACACATGGAAGTACTATTCTTCTAGTTCGGGTGCGATAGGAGACCTATGGCGTGCTAAGGGGAATATTAACTCGGTAGCAGGGGAGATCACGCTTCCCAAGTCCGGCGTCAAGGTATCCGTCAAGCGTCTGTTACAGGAATACTTTGGTCGGGACATGGGCGGTGGCGGTGGTTTCATCGGTCAGGAGCTACTAGAAAAATCGTCGAAAGGGGAGATCGAGGGGGGCGTTGTCGGGGCGATGCAAGCCGCCCGACAGAAGTTCCCCTTGTTCCGGTTCGGCTTTAGCGCTAACGAGAAGGTTGAAATGGGGGTACGCCTGCCCCTTGCGCTTAAGGTGTTGGACGATACCCTTGTAGTAGCCAGGGCGCAGAATAAGGTGGTCCCTGATATTGCTCATGCGCTAGACGACGTTGTTACGGGCGGATTCTCCCACGCGGACGTATTCGGTGCCGCGTTCGAGAACGCAACGGAGATCGTGCACCGAACGCATTTCGATTATTCGGACCTGTCCCCATTTGAGCAATCGGCGTGGTTGCGGGGCGGGCTTGTCCCGTTCTATGCGTGGATCAGGAAGAACATCCCCCACGAGATCACGAACATGCTCACGCAACCGGGCAAATACATGCCGTTTGCGCGGGCATACTACAATGCTTGGGAGCAGAGCGGGAGTAAGCCGGAAGATGCTCCGTTCTGGTTATCCCAGGCGTTTGCAATCCCCACGAGCAAAGACGATAAGGGGCGGCAGACCTACCTCGACATGACCAATTACCTGCCCATGATGGACGTGGTAAACGCGGTCAATGCGTTTAAACCGTGGGGGACCGACCCGCGACAGGACTATGTGGAACGCACGTCAAGATGGGCAGCGAACCAGCTATCCCCGTTTGTCAAGTTTCCGTTTGAGCAGGGGCTGTCTAAGGACTTCTTCTCTGGTCGGGAAATGAAAGAGATGCCCGCCGAATTGTTCGGGATGCAGGTCCCAGGCGGGGCAAGGACGGTCCATGCCGCGAGTCTGGTCCCGTCAATCGGCACTCTTGACCGCCTGAACCCGGCGATACCGGGGGTTGCGCCGGAAGGGCTATGGACGAAATTCGGTAACCTTACGGGCACGTTTAAGGGGGATAAGCGTCCGCACCGTAACGAGGCCCCCGGCAATCAGCGTTGGCTTAGGTTTTTCACGGGTCTGACACAGTACACGCCTGACCCTACGGCAATGAATATGAGTCTTAAGGCGCGAAAACGCCGGTATAAGGAGTATATCAATAAAGCGAAGCGGGCACAGCGCGAAGGTCTTATGGGTGAGAGCAGGTATTACTACGAACTGGCATCAAAGTATAGGGTTAGTTAGATGGAATATGTTTCACCAAAAGTTTGCGACCTAAAACACGACCAGCTTATGACCGCGCTGATTGAGAACACGCGGGAAGTCAAGGAGATTGCCAAGCTCTTGCGGGGGAACGGAACGACGGGGCTGGTAGAACGAACGTCCCTGGTGGAACAGCGTGTGAAGTTGATTGAAACCCTGCTAGACAAGACATCCAACCGGGTATGGGCACTGATCGTCCGGGTGCTCCCCTACATTATATCGCTTGGGGCCATTGGGACAGCCATAGCCGCTATCCAATCTGACGCGCAACCTGCTCCACGAGAGACAAGTCAGACTCAACATACCACTCCGTAGCATCAAAGTCTGAGTGGCCCAACGCGGCTCGCGCCGTGTTGCGGTCAAATTCCTTATCCACCTTATCCCCGTAATTATGCCGTAACTGATACGGTGTCCATACGGGGATTTCTGCTTTTTCACATGCCCTTGTGACAGCCCTCCGGTAGCTATCGGCCGTGTAGCATTCTCCAATGGCTCGGGCAGTCCTTTTAGGGGGTCGTTTTACCCCCCTCATATGTTGATTTGATGATTTTTTATGCGTCTCTATGTAGGCTTCGTAAGGGGGGAATAGGTAACCCGCCCCCCCTGCTCTATGGCATCTAAATGCCACTATTTTTTGTGCTTTTGGACCAAATAACAGGGTTCTGGTTTTAGACGATACGCGAACCGCTCAATCTGCTCGTTTTTTTGAGGAAGTGACAACAGATCTGTTGTCAGTATCGAACATGAAATCGAGCGCATCTCGGGCCAATTCGTACCCCTTCCTGTAGAACCGAAGTTCGCGTACCAGACGTTCTATGTCTCCATAGTCAGGAAACTGGAGTATACTTTCCAACTGAGCGTCAGTCAACATTGGTCGTTCTCCTTATGCGCGTGTTCTCATCTTGGAGCATTTGGAGCATCTTTCTCTTATATTCGTATGGGAGTCGTTTTTGTTGGTCCTTAGTCAAAACTAAGTCGAGTTCTACACTTACGCCGTCTGGAAATTGGATCGTAATTGGTAGTGGGTTCGTTCTGCTCAGATACCGAACGTGATAAGGTAGTAAACTTTTCACAAAGTCTCTAGGGTCATTGGGCATTCCCATCACTCACACCCTCCTTCTAGCCAGCAGTCTCCACAAATAATACCCCATTCGTCATCCGCGTACCGGGGATCGTCAGGAAGTATTTCTTCACCGCATCGGTCGCATTCCTGAAACTCCCCATCATCATACGATACATCACATTCCGGCAATGGCTCTGTCATTTCTTTACCCTCCAGTACAGTGCCTTGCAGTCTTCTTCCGTTGCCCCGGTCATCGTTCGCGGTGAACCGGGTTTGCATTCATGAGTAACCATCTTCAGAAACCGGGCGTTGTCCACAACGTGAACGCACGGCTTAAGCTCCCACGGTGTCTTAGGGAGCATGTCAGGGGTGATCGTCTCTAACCACTCGCGCATACGGGTATAGTCTGTCACTTCAGTTCCTCCGTGCGGCTTAAGTCGACCTGTTTCAGTACGCCGCCCAAGTCTCCCGTCTCCCGTTTAAGCCAGATCACTTTCGAGTAGCGTTCGGTCCAGTTCGATTTGGTGTTCTCCATGCGGACATATAAATGCGGGTCGTGAATCTTGAACCCCTGGACCTCGTTCAAGGTCATGCCGGATAAGCCGAACAGTACCCGTTGGGCGTCACGGCCAGCCGATGCGCCACGACCCGACGCGGATGATATTTGCTGTTCCCGCTCTTTGCTTGTGTGGTGATTGACCCATACCGCCGCGCCCTTGTCTACCGCAGAAGTTAGTTCTTTGAGCAAGCCCATGAACCGGCCCACCTGGGTGTTGTCGTTCTCGTCTCCCCCGTAGTAGTGGGAGCGGGGGTCAAGGACGATTAGGCGGGGCTGGTATTCTTTGACCTTGCCATAGACCCATTCATAATGCTCGGTAGGTTCTACGCTCCCGCCTGCGGGCCGGGTCAAGGGAAACGACTGCCCCGGAAATGCTATCAGGTTCTCGGAACAGCGGTGCAAGTCCCATTCCGTGAACTCATACGCAGCGGCGATTTTCTTGAACCGCCGGTGCAACTCTGATTCCGGGTCCTCAGACTCAAGCCACAACACCTTCATCGGACCATCGGGGATGAAGGTCTCTAACAACGTCTTGCCGGTGCAGGCACTCATAATGAGCGTCTGTGTAATCCACCCTTTTCCTAATCCGCCCTTGGCGTCGATGCCGCATATCGCGCCCTCGGGTAGTATGCCCTTGAACACGAACCGCTGTATCGGTGGTTCTGTGCCCACCCATCGGGCAATGTTCGCGGCGCGGGGCTGTATGACCCATTCCTGCCACGATTCGCACCCGATGTTTGTTGCGAGCAGGACCTGCTTTTGCCTGCCACGCCAGATGCCGGGGAGTCTAGACAGGCGGGATGGATGCTTGTTGTTCGTGTCCACATGAAACCCGTAGCGGTCGAGTACTGAATACAATTGCTGCACACGATCATCATAGAGCTTGCGGTTCTGGCCTGCGTGAATCTTGACGACGAAATGAAGACTCTTACCGCCCGAGAACACGACCGTTGCGCACGGGATATTGAGGCTAGTCACGATTCGCCATTGTTCTTCTACGCCTATTTTGTCACTCTCGACAAGACAATGCCGGTAATCGATGATGTTATCATCCGAAATCCCCTTGCCATCACACGGATTAATACGCACCCATGCCCCTGACGCGGGGTTGATGTCTATCACATCAGCGGTACGCCGCCCGTGCAGGCGCGGGATAAGGGCGTCTACTCGTTCTGTAATACCGCTGTCACAGGGTTTCCAACCATCGCCCCGGTCTACCGCACGGATAACGTAATTTACAAGGTCAGCGGGCTGATACAAGGCATAGAGATAATCGCTGAAATTGGTCTGTTCCCAATCGTCGGGGATGGTAGGGAACGGAGCTGCTTTCTGCGGGCGGATGCGGATGGGTGTGGTCGATGAACGGTATTGCCGGTTCTCTTTCTTGTACCGATAATCGGCGGGTTTGGAGAGTGCGCTGCGGATGGTGTGCTCTATCTCTTTGTCTGAGAGACCATCTGACCGCGCTTTGTCTCCCACGCGGTCCCAAATATCGGATTCCGACAACCCATCTTCAAGGGCGCATTTGGTTGCAAAGAACAGGGCGGAATTGCGCTCGCCTTTGCCGATGGACGTATTCATGTAATATTCGAGGAATCCGGGCATTAGTCATTGTCCTCCCGCTTGTTGAGAGCATCGATTAGCGCGTCTGCCATATCGACGGCACCCTCCGCTACACGAGCCATATTGGTCACACCCTCGCGCATTTCGGCACTACAATCAGGATTGGCAATGAGCCCCGCGCAAATCAGCGCGGCGAACAACTCGCGCTTGGTCACGCCCTCGCGCATTGCCGGCGCACAGTGATCCGAGTTTCCGATAGACCATGGGAATGCAGAATCATTTCCGTACATCACTCGTCCTCCTGTACCATTTCGTTGGCGTCACCGGTATGGTGGCCGCACTGTGCGTTGAGCAGCGGCATGTCGCCCTGTATGCGCCGGTGCGCCATGTCCACATACTCGGCATTCAGTTCGATGCCTATGAAGCGCCGCCCGTGCCGTAGCGCCACCATGCCCGTTGTCCCACTCCCACAGAACGGGTCCAGAACCGTGCCGCCTTCGGGGCAACCGGCAAGGATGCACGGTTCAATCAGCTTCGGCGGGAATGTGGCGAAGTGTGCACCTTTATAGGGCTTGGTGGCTACTGTCCAGACGCTGCGGCGGTTCTTCTTACCGATGGCTTGAAGTTCTTCCTTCGACTTGTTACCGATCCACTTAGCCGTACCCTGCTGTTCCTTGACAACTGTCTGGTCGCCCCAACGCTCCCACTTGGCATCTTCCAGAATGGATTTGTGGTCGTAAAAATACCGATCCGACTTCGACAGCAGGAAAATGTACTCATGCGCCTTGGTGCAGCGGTCGCGCACGCTCTCGGGCATAGGATTCGGCTTGTGCCAGATGATGTCTTGGCGCAAGTACCAACCGTCCGCCTGTAGCGCGAACGCCACGCGCCAAGGGATGCCGACTATATCTTTGTGCTTTATGGCGGAAGAAGCGAATGCCGCCGCACCACGATTAGATGCCCCGAATGTCGGCATGCTTCGCTGCTCACCACTTATAGTCTGCGGAACACACATTGAGTCGCGGAACGATGCATAACTATCCCCCAAATTCAGCCACAGCGTGCCGTCGTCCTTAAGCACGCGCCGCAC